CTACCCCACAACCGCAAATGCCTTTGCATACCACTGGCATTCAAGAGCCAGTTCTAGCACAAGGTATAACCTTACCAGCGCTTTATGCAGTATCACATGAGAATCTCATTTTGCGAACTGTGATATCAAAACTACAACAGGAGATTTTCAGGAGGGGATATTATTGGGAGAAGAAGTTCAGATTCATTTGTGAGACTTGTGGGGAGGACTTCCATCATGACGTGGATATGTGCCCAACTTGTGGATATGAAGTGAGAGAGCCATCTCCTAATGAGTTGGTATATCCTCGTTGGCTCCTTAAGCAGCAGAATTCCATGGAGCAGGACTTCATGCACGTTCTCTATGAGATTGAGAAGGATTTGGATATAGTAGACGATGCATTCTTGATTTTGGTCAAAGAGTATTTTGTTGACCCAGAGACCATGGAGATTCAATTCTATAGAGTCAAAGAGGTGATTCGCGCTGACCCCATATTCATGCGTATAGTGTCTGACAAGCGCGGAGTGAGAGGTGGGCGATACAAGGTGTGTCCCCTTCACAGGGACCAAGTCTCATATCCCGGTCAAGAAGACGATTGTCAAGTGTGCGGAAGCGAGATGGATGACGTGCACTACGTTAACATGGCAGGGAGTGGAAAGACTCAGTATTTCTTGAAGGGAGAGGTCCTTCATGTAAGCAAGTACAATCCGTCCAAGTTGTATGGCAGGAGCCCAGTCAATACCATGTGGAGACAAGCAATGACTCTCACGGCTATGGACAACTACATGTATACAGCATACCAAAAGAGAAGGACCCCAAAGGGAATAATCTCAGTCACTACAGACAATCTTGAGTCCATGAAGTCGTTCTGGAAGACAGTGGATGAGAAGATGGAACGTGACCCACACTATGTTCCCAAGGTGGGCATAGAATCAGCCTCGGGCAGGGGAGGTGTGAATTGGGTCAAGTTCATGGACACCTTGGAGGAGATGCAATACATCTCCGTGCGAGATGAGATGAGGAACAGGATAGCAGCATTCTATGGGGTGAGCGCTGTATTCATGATAGACAACGGTAAGAGTGGAGGCCTCAATAACGAGGGCATGCAGATTCTCGTTACCAATCGTGCTGTTGAATACGGCCAGAAGGTGTTTACCGAGATACTGTTCCCTCGTATGTTGAAAGAGATGGGAGTAGAGGATTGGAAACTCACACTCTATCCGAACGAGGAGGAGGATGAGATTACCAGATTACGAAGGGATGAGATGGAAGCGAATCTTGCTCAGCGAATGATGATGCTGGGATACAAGCCTGAACTTCTAGAGGAAGGAGAAAGGGACATACGCTTCATCTACAAAAAGATTGACCCAAATGACCCAGCGCAGCAACAGGGTGCGCCTCCCGGTGGAATGATGCCGGGTGGGATGATGCCTCCGGGTGGAGGAATGATGCCCGGTGGAATGATGCCCGGTGGGATGCCCGGTGGGATGCCGCCAAGAGGAATGCCGCCGGGAGTGATGCAACAGGTAATGCCTCCGAGTCAACCCGGAGGAGAGGGAGTGGGAATCAGAACTCCACAAGGACCAGCACGACCAATGCAACGTGGTAGTATGGGGGCGGGCTCACCGTTTTCTAGCGTTCAGCAGAATGGAATGCAACCCGGTATGGCACAAAACGTATCTAACGCGCTTCTTAACGCTAGAAGGCCTCGTGGAGCATAAGGATAAATAAACCAACACCACTTCGGGAGGGGCGAGTGAACATGGACTTAACCAAGATGGACCCCATGGCTAGAAAAATGAACGTACACACTGAGGCGTTCTCCAAGGCTTTGGAAGATGGTCAAGCAGAGATAGCGAGAGAGCATTTGACTGAAATTCTAAAGTTTGGAAACTTTCTCCAAGATGACCTAGTCAATACTATTGAGAAGGCCCCTAAAATCATCTCTCCCATTAATGAGTTCGCTAATGGTGTTCCTGTCAGGAAATTCAACGAGAAGGGGACCAAGTTCGATGTCTCTCAAAGGGGTGACCAATTACCGGGTACCATCATTTCCTCGCGCACGCATAGTAGAATGCGACCTCATCATGGGACTTTCGGAAGGGCTTACAGACCAGAATGAGGTATGTTCGTGGTCGAAGAGAGTAACACTGAGCGTCTGATGAACGCTCTCATCAATAAGATGGAGAGCATGGACTCTTCATTAGATGAACTTAAGGGTGAGAATAGAGAACTCAGGAAGATGCTGCTTAATCCGGGACAATTGCTGAAGAGGGCAGGTTTCGTTTCCATGAGTACTCCTCTATCTGAGGATGTTAGGATAGACCCCTTTAGAGGGGATATGGCAATCGGTGATGCTACCTTGCTCAAGACAGATAATACCCCATTGGAAGACATCTCCAATGTGGAGATTCATGAAATGAGTTGGGATGATATTCATGAGATGGCAGAGCAAAGCAAGGAAGTGGAAGTGGTAAATTGAAGCCAAGGAAAGAAGAAGCATCGAAGGAAGCATTGGAACTTCTTAGAAAAGCCAATCAATTAGATGAGAGGATAGAAGAAATACAGAAGGCAGAACCGGGTTATTCTGTCGCTTTTGAAACTACACCTCATGAGATATCCATAGAATCGGAGAGTGGTGGTAGAACTAGGAATGCTCATTATACTACTAATAATCATTTGTTGAGTGCAGAAGATATGAAGAACAAGGGAGCAAGCAAGTCCACAACCGATTTAGACTCCTTGAGTAGGAAACTCAACACCCATGACCAGAATACAGGTCACGAAGATTTCGTAGGCGGGGATGGGCCAAAACTTGAGTAAGGTGGTATTGTGTGTATGATGATGCCGTCTCAGTCTTCGTGAAAGCGCGTGATGACCTTCTTCTTAGTATCCTCGACGGTAACGACGTTGAGGAAAGCGCAGAGGAGTACATCTTCGCCAAGTCCAACTTGGCTTTGCAGAACTACGAGTACGATGTTACTTGGCGAGAGAACATTTGCAACTCCTTCGTATTGAGAAAAGAGAAAAAGCAAGTGTGGATATCCAGAGAAGAAAGGGACAAACAAATAGCAGAGCAGAATATCGGCCATCTCTCGGACATGCACCCTTGGAAGGGTAGGGTGAAAGGACGTGGCGCATTAAGTGATGAGGAGAGACTAGACTCAGAGGGAGTGGAAATTTCAAACGAGAAGAAGAAGGAGTTGATTGCGGATAAAATAGCCACCTCCCATGCTCATGACGTAGAGGTGAATGACGATACTGGTTTGCCATTCGGCCATCCAGACGACCATCCTTTCAGTTCTTCTTATGACCCCTCAAAGGCCATTGATGTTAGGAATGGTCTTCCTAAGCGGGTGAATAGGATAATTGAGCAAGTCCTTCCTCTTCACGGAAAACACGTTACTCATGCCAAGAAATCAGAGACGATAGAGAAGATGCAAGACGATTACATGCGTGAGGAGAAAAGCCCGCATCATGCTGGGATAAATACAAGCAATGGAGTCGTCTATAATGGCTTGAGTCCATTGGGTGGTCTCAAGGGTTCTGACATCACTTCGATGAGGAGGGCCTATGACAGGGACTTCGACAGATGGCTTTCAGGCGATGATGATTGGAGAAGCATTCATTCAGAGACAGGGGAGTTGGACCACGATGGGTCTTGGAGGAACAACGCGATAGCCGAGGTGAAGTCGAAGGGACTTTCTACTGACATAGCAAGTGGACATGACCACTCTGAGGAGGAACTTGCCCTTCGTGCGGTTCATGTCGATGATAGGGCAAGGAGTTGGATGAGCGATGCTGTGGATAGGGAGACCAAACAGTCATTATCAGAGGCTAGTGATGTTGACCCTTACGCTGCTTGGATGGAAGCAGGAGAAAACGTAGGTGTGGGAGAGGCTCTCACTCCTAAGATACTAGAGCATGGTCATAAATTAGGGGAGGCTGCATTCCTCCATCAGTTACAGTGGTTTTCCCCCAAGGAAAGGAGCGCGATAATGCGAGCAGTGCATAGTGGGCTCGACAAACCCGAGAACCAAGACATCAGATTGCCCGATGGAAGCACTGTATCAGCGGGGAGGATAAAGCGTTCAACTCACCACGCTTTGAGCGGTTTGGCCAATTATGGAGGGAGGAGAGAGGGCTTCACCAATCCCAATGCGTTTCCACATCCAAGAGAGACTAACGAACAACTGAGCAAGGAGGACCAAGATGAACTATATGACAGCCTTCATGACGTTATTCACGAGAACGGTCTCAGTGATGACATAGTAGAAGCCATGAGAGAGGCTCTTGGACTCACTGTGCCGGAGAAGTTGCAAGATGGGAGTGATAATAGTGAAAGCATTCATTTTGACGAGTTAGGTAAGATACATAGTGAAATCAGAAATTTGCCCAATATCTCCCCAGAGCAATTAGGTGATGACCCTCCAACAATTCTGTCTCCACAAGCGGCAATACATCAGTCGCTAACAACCAAGATAAAGGACATCATACACTCCGGGCATACCGAGGACAGATTATCCAAGAGCGCAATCATGCTCGCTTTGGGATTCGACCCTGAGAGTGGTGCCGCTATCGCACCGGGCGAGCATCCTTTCTATGCTAATCATAGCGGCCCGTTGGTCTCTGAACAAGACATGGCTGTCCATCTCGATGAGGCCAAGAAAAGGAGCGGGGTGGCCATGTCAGCCAAGGAGATGCGAAATCAAATGTTGTTGCATACCAGTCCTCTCTTCTTCAAAGAGAATGAGTTGTCAGACAAAGAATTAGTGATGATGCAAGGAATGGGATTGGGAGATGGTGGGCATTATGGTTTAGCCGCTTTCCTCTCATCAGTATATGCTGGTGGGGGTTTGAACAGGAACCCACATACAATCATGGAGATGCTTCATGACCACCTCTCTTATGAAGACCCAGAGACAGGAATGTCAACCAGTATACTAGGGACCAAGGATGGTAACAGGTTCACTGTGAATCCAGATAATATAGGACTCTTTGCGCCCTACTTTAATCATCGTTACAATCTCTTCAACACCCCGCAAGCCATACTTTCCAACTACAATAATTCCAAGGACCCCGGTACGCAAAAAGCGGCCAATCCTAAGAATCAGGTTCTCGCTGGTTTGTCTAGCCTTGCTCCCGGATTAGTGAATAGGCTATCTGGCATGAGCATGAAAGAAATCAAAGCGGCGTTTGGTAAGGAATTCGATATGCTCAAACCAACCATATCTTCCAGACAACATAGTGTGATTACTCCCCATGGAAAGGGGATTGACTACAAACTGGCAAAACCCACTGACATTGCTGAGGCTGGTGAGGCTGCAGAATATGGGAATGTCGTGAACGTAGCGCAAGAGCACATGGTGGATGAGAATAGGGACAATACTAAAGATGACCGGGTTTCCCTTGACCAAGCGATAATGTCTCACGCCATTGGTACCATAATGGGGTGGGGACACAGAGATAGAGCACCTAATACCGTTAATCTCACACCAGAGGGTTTGAGCCAAAGTCCTGCTTCCTTTGGTGCGAGGGTAGGAGACTTCACCGATTACGGTAGTATGTTGGAGTTCTTGGGTGCACAAGGAGGTCTGAATCCTGAGAACTTGAAAGGAGAAGGAAGGCAGCGAGGAGCATTTCAACTAGAGAATATGGGGTCTAGGATTCAATCTCATTACAGTGCAATAACCCAGATGGCTGGCGCTTTGGCACAACTGAAGCCGGAAGGCACGTTCGACCCTTCCAATCCAAATCTTTCCGTGGAGATTGACAAAATATTCAAGGAAGCCAATCAAGCGTTGATGTTCTTACCACGAGGCGCCACCTTCGAATTACCAGATGGCAGCACCTTCACCAATAATCTCACCGTGAGTGAATACGGTTTCGATAAGGAGATGGTAAGTCCAGATGCTACTGGCTTCACAGGCCTACCCGACCATTTACAGGAACATGGTCTTCCTGTGAACAAGGAGACCACACTAGAAGAACTAATGACCCACCTCAATTATCCCAATGATGGAAAACATAGAGTCCATGCTCAAGAGGTTCTGAACTCAATACAAAGCGGTTTGAAGGGTGATGACGACCATAGGCTGGTCATGTCAATGGACCAACTCATGAGGAGTAATCCCGGTATATCCACCATTGATGGAACAGATGGTCCTGACAAACTCCATCTCTTCGACAAATATCAGAATGTTGAGAACATGGATTCTCATGTCAAGGAAGTGTTCGGCTCCAATTGGGCCAAGAACCCAGATAACACCAAATTGAGCGATGAGGAATTTCTAGAGCGTTTTGGCCATGGTATGAAGACTGTCAAGAACGCACTTGGAGAAGAAGAGGAAGTACCTGTTACTGCAAGGGATGTGATGGCGGAGATGCATCATCACGTTCGCTCTTTCGAACATCATCTCAAAAACCACTCCGCTACTCCTGCAATGGCTCTTTTGGGACTGAGCACCATAAGGGCCCCAGAGGAGAGGAGGAAAGAAGGAAAGAGGAACATGCTTCATTCTCTCATGCTCGATGGGGAGACCAATATAGATGTCAGCAAATTCAAAACCGATGTGAAATTCACACCGAGGAGCAGATACATACAGCACAGGATGAAGGATATCATAATGCATAATCCTGATGGTTACGACTCTTCTAAACTCCCAGACGATATAGAGCAAGAGTCCATACAATTCGGGCCGGGAAGAGAGATTCATCCCACAGGTCCTGATGGATATTCAATCATGGACTTATTTGGCAGCAGCATGGCTATGAAGTTAGGAAATCATCGCAGAGGTAAGGCTGAAAGTGGTCTCGACTTCTCTACTGGAAAACCCGTTTTAGGAGAGCACACAGTCAAAGAGCCTCTTCTTCCAGTACCAATGAGTACGATTAACTCAGTGTGGAATAATGAGGTTGCTGCTGCGGTGGCCGCACAAGATGCCTCTCGATTGACAGAAGTGGATGTGCCTAACATGTTCATGTTCCACCCAGACCAAACCACACCGGCTGAGGACTTCACTCAATTGACTTGGAGCGAGCCGAGCGATTATGCGGCTTTCCTATTGAACCCGGATTCCTTGTTGATGAAAGAAGACTCTCCTTCTTGGGTCCCCCCTATCAGGCCTATGCATAGGATATTCACTCTCAAGGACTTGAGGAGACTCAGGGGTTTCACTGGTTCTTGGGTAGTCTCGAAGTGGTATGACGGGGAGAGAATAGTCTTGACCAAGGAGGGGGACAAAGTGAAGGCCTTCGATGAGAATGGGAAAAGGCGAAGCATACCCGGTTGGGCCAAGAATGGAATTAAGAAACTCGGAGAGAAGGATTGTACTCTAGATGGAGTACTGGAAGACGATGAGTTACATATCATTGACATAACCTACTATGACGATACCGATGTCACTGATATGAGTGTTCAAGAGAGACTGAAGATGCTGAGAGGCCAGTATGACAGTTATGAGAAGGTCACGATACCCGGCCCACATGATACTAGACTGGTTGATGAGGAAGGACTAGAGGATATGGTGAATACTTTCTTGGATGAGCATAAAACTCTCTTACTAAGAGATGGTAAGAGCACTTACATGAAAGGGGAGCGAAGGCATCCTAAGTGGGTACTTCTCAGACCGACCAAGACAATCAATCTCAAAGTCTTAGATAGAAGGGGGAAGAAGCCCTTCACTTACAGATTAGGGGCTGGTCCAGTCATTGATGACGAGGGGATAGAAGACAGAACTGTGGAGCATGATGGGGAGATTTACCTAGACGTGGGGACAGTTTCCAGTCCCAAGCCTTTCGAGGAGGGGGACATAGTGAACGTCAAGGTCAGTGGAGTGAAGCATCAAGAGATAGATGGCAGGGATGTATACAGCCTCACTCCAATTAGACTGGTAGGCGAAGGAGAGGGAGAGTCGAGTGTCAGTATGGAAACCTTAGGAATGCTATCGAAATCATATCCTCATTTGCACTTCCCACATGATATGCGCGTGAGGGACGATGAAGTAGTAATTAGCGTTCCATACCAGAGTGAGGTGTATTATACGCTGGAAAAGGGGAGTAATGGTTGTTGGGTGCATTCCCCAAGAACTGTATTGAGTGATATGGGTGAGGACAATTACAGTATTGCATTGAGCGACAGCCTGAAGCCGTTTTGGGGACAAGTAGTCAGTATGCTACTAAAGGGTAAGATTGAGAGGGTCGAGGACCCTATTCCCTCGGAAGAAGCACAAGAGGACATCGAAGAGGATAGCGATGAGTTGGATGATGAAGATTTAGTCACTAAACCCAATATGGGTAAGGCCTTGAGTGTGATAGAGAGAGTTTTGGATATGTTGGAGAAGTATGAGGGAGGGAACCAGTTTGGTTTCCAAGGCGGAGCGAAGGGCCTTGGAATAGATGTAGGCTCTCTCACAGAGAGTCCGAGAGGACCCACTCATCTAGAGGGAGAAGAGTCGATGCCTGATTATGACATGCGTGCTCGACCAACAGAAGATAGCGAAAAGCCATATCCACACTTAAAGCGGCAACGGAAGAAGAGAAAGGCCGCGCAGTATACCGATTCTGATGATAGGGAAGAGGCGAAAGTGAAGTAATTTGATGTCGCTTCATATAAGTAGTATGAATGTCTAAGCCAAAGACAGTGTGCTATCCCCTCTACGAGTCAATGCCGAAAGCGGTATCTCCCTCATTAAGGGCGGAGACCTCATCGTTGCTGGGTATGCTAGCGTAGAAGTAGTGGACAAGCAAGGCGACAAAATAACCAAGGAAGCACTCAAAAACGCATTCAAAAAATTCATGGGGGACCCGAAGTACAGAAACGTGCAACTAGCGCATTCAAACATACAAGTCGGGGAAGTAGTTCCAAATTATACAGATAACGAAGGGAGGTTGTGGAAAAGCGAAGTTGACGATGTCGGCATGTTTGTAGTAGTAGAACTCCGAGACGACATTGAAAAAGCAAAAGAAGTCGCTGCAGAAATCCGAAAAGGAGCACTACGGGGTTTCAGTATCGGAGGACAGGCATTCAAGCGAGTCAGAAAATCAGACCCAGTGCACGGCGACTACCAAGAAATCAGTAAACTAGAACTTCACGAAGTAACAATCTGTGAAAAAGGAATAAATCCAGAAGCAACATTTAGGATACTAAAAGAAGATAAAGAAAAGGTGAACAAAATGACAGAAGAAGATGAAAACGTTATGTCACAAATGACTGATGTACTTTCTAGGCTAGAGGGAAGGCTCGACTCCATGGAGAAGGGTCTTCCGCCTGAGTTTTTGGCAGGGAAAGACGATAACGGTGATGATGACGATGATAATGGTGATGATAAGAAAGATGACAAAAAGGAGGATTTGAAATTGTCTGATGAAAATGAGTATTCAGATGTCATTTCTTCTGAGTATTTGGATTGGATGGAGTCTAGTCTGAAGAGCGCTGGTGTGGACACAAATGCTGCACGAACGCACTTTGATGACTTAGCCAAGGCAAACGCTGGTTCAACCCCCGAGGAGTTGGAGCAGAGCCTACCGCAGAGGAGTGGACAGGTGAAGGGTCGAGCGCAAGAAGGCGGTAAACCATCTACCAACGCTCTATCGGCATCTGGTCTCTCACGAGGCGGCAATGTCAAGAAGGGCGACTTCCTTACCCCAGACCGCGTGAGCGGAAGGGATGTGGAGGCGGCTTACGAGGTCTACAAGGCTGCTGCTCTCGAGCAGGAGTTCAAGGGCGCCTTGGAGCAGGAGTTCAATACTCGTTACACGCACGAGCGAAATGATGAGGTGACCAAGCAGGCGGCCCTCGAGTTCGACGCTCGCGGCCCCCTTGCTGAGATTCATAAAAGCATCGAGGCGCTCACAGAGCGCATCGAGAACATTGGAACCACTGCTGAGACAGGCGAGGATATCCAGAAGAGTGTAAAATCCCTACCAGATGTAGAGGTGCCCTCAACCGAGGCCCTCGCTGAGATGTCATGGAGTGAGGTACATAACCTTGCGAATCGGGCATTCGGGGATGACTGAAAATTAAAAAGGAGATGAGAAAATGGCAAGAAACTATATTCGGACAATAACAGACATGGAGCGCTATTACTATGGCGCCGGAAACGCAATGGGTTACACGTACACAGGCAGTGAACTGCTGAAGGCAGACGCCCCGATGCTATCTACCACTGGAGGGACCTACCAAGCAATCTACGGACGCAAAGTTTGGTCACAGATGAACCAAGAGTTCAACGCCTTCAGCATCCTTCCCAAGAAGCCTTGGGACAGGTCAGGATGGCGAGTCATCACGGACAAGCCGAACTCTGGCGCAGTCCACGGTGGTGTTGCTGAGAACGCAACCCTGCCCGAGACGGTCAAGCCGGTCTTCGAGCACGTGGCCGCTAAGCCCAAGACTATCGCGCACACCTTCGATATGTCTGAGACAGCGATTTTCCTCGCTGACAAGGACGATGGCCTAGGCGACATTCGTCAGGTCCTCAAGGAAGAGATGGGTAAGCACCACGCTGAGATGGTCAACTTGATGCTAACTGCAGATGTTGACACAGTTGCTGGTAACAACTTTGAGTCGCTTGACAGGATTACTGTTGGCGCCATAACAGCAAGTGGAAACGCTGTTAACACTATGGACTTTGCAGGCGCAACAACGACTGCCTCTGGAGACTATGGTAACCTAACTGACGCAGACATCTACAGCATTGACAGGAACGCATCGACTAACCATTGGTCGGAGGCTGAGGTAAGCACATCTGGCACCAAGGGTACTAACAGGACCCTGAGCCTAGACCATCTGGACGAACTATTCCAGAAGGTTTGGGTGCGCGGTGGCAATCCCAAGGTCATTCTGACAAAGTACGACACCCTGATGCGCCTGCAGCAACTATTGCAGAGCCAGCAGAGGTTCATGGAAGAGAAGAGGGTCACCCCCACCTACAACGGTGTGAAGGGTGTTCCGGGTATGGAGGCCGGGTTCATCGTGGCCACCTACAACGGTGTTCCCATCATCCCGTCCAAGGACGTGGTGGCTGATGGTATCGGCAGGATGTACTACCTAGACACTGACTATCTCTACTTCAGCACGGCGATACCGACCCAGTACTTCGAGTCAGGAATCGAGACTGGTGACCCGTTCGCCATCAACAGGTTGGGTCAGGAAGGACTCTACCGAACGATGGGAGAGGTTTGGACTACTTTCTTTGGAGGCCAAGGGAGCATACGCGACTTGTCGTGAGGAATGAGATTGAAAGGAGAAATGAGGTGAAAAAATTATGGCAACAGAATTAACAGTAACAGCAGCAGGCGGAACTATGGCAGCAACCTTAGTGGGTGCATGGGAACTCAGAGCGGGTTCACACGATACAGGAGAATGGCTAGATGGAGCAGCAGACGTGTCTTACCCCGGTGGTGGACCCGGAACTTTCCAAGCATCCAACACTAGCGGAGCAACTGGATATGACCCGGCACCAAAGATGGCAATAATCACACTGACGGCAGTGGCAGATACCAACACACTAACACTGAGTGGTGGAGCAAGTGCAATCCTTGGAACATTCGTTTCCAACCAAGATGCGTCAGTAGCGAATGGAGTAGGTGCAAGCCACTCCGGTCTTCAAATCGACATGATTACTGACGGTGCAGTAGCAGCAGCGCAACTATTAGTGATGTATAACTGAGGTGGCTAGGCTGCCTATAGTAGAGTTTTTGGGACCGGATTGGTTCAGGCGAGCGCCTGACAGTTCCGCCCCATTCTACAGGCTCTCCCCTAGGGAGGTCTCACAAGAATGGGTGGATGAGTGGAGAACGGCTCTTCCATTGTCCCATTGGAAACTCTCAGGTGATGAAGGTCTTTCATCCGATGCAGGCAATGACGGTCTTCCCGACGTACAATGGCGTAGGGCAGATATCACTGCTTGGTTGAATGAGCGAGATGTAGACATGGGTTTGGGATACAAGACAAAGAGTGCTTTGCTAGGAATGGTAGAGGAATATCTAAATCCCCCCGCCCCTGAGCCTGAGACAACCGAGCCCGAGCCCGAGCCCGAGGCAGAAGAAGAAACAGAATAGGAGTGATAGAATATGGCATTACTAGCAACATTAGCAATTGACCCAAGACCGACAGTATTTGGCAACAAAGCCGTGATAACAGGAACACTGACCGCCGCAGGTGCAACCAGTGGGCACATAGATTTCTCTGGCTTGCTTGCAAGCATAGACTCGTTTACGATTAACGGGACAGGGGGCACTGTACGAGCAGCAACAAGCGATGGTATTGATGGGTCTACAGTAAACTTAGGAGCAGTAGTTAGCGGCGCTGACTACAAGTTTATGGCTATAGGTAACCGCTCTTGATGGCGGTGACCCAGCATGGCAAAGAGCGTCACAATACTTGGGCCTTATTCGCCCCAATACTTTGTGAACAACATTGGCGCTATTCAAACCGCGATTAGCGAAGCGATATCCACTAACACCTGCGTATCGGCAGACCCGGTTCAGGTGCTGGGGAATTTCTATATCATAGTAACAACGAGTTGAGAGTGAGGGAGATGAATGACTTTCGAGTTGAAAACCCTCGACTTTGATGACATATCTCGCGCTCAGAAAGAGAACGTAAGACTGGCCGAGTCCCTTGGGACCGGCTCGGTATTCAACACAGAGAGGCCGTTGGCTGGGGTGACCAGCGAGCAGCGACAGAGGAACACAAATGT